TTGATGCTATGCCAGATAACAGAGATGTTCCTATCATATTAAACAGTGTATCATTCAGTGATGAATATGAAGGTGGGTTTGATGATAGAAGAATTATAGAATACACTTTAGACTTTACTATGAAGACATACTTCTTTGGACCTGTATATACAGGCAACCTTATTAAGAATGTTATCGAAAGAACTTATGCAGGTGATGGCAATACTGCATTTACATCTTCTGAAATAACACAAACTGGTTTGGTTAAAGAAGTTAAACATTATGAACCTGCATTTGGAGAACGATGTAATGCTGTAAGTAGTTCAACTACAGTTACCTTTGCAGATGCGATAAATACTAAGATAAGTGTAAGCGATGAAGTATTCGGAACAAACTTAACAACTAATCCGACCATTTCATCTATTGCGAATGACAAAAAATCAATTGTATTAAACAATGCAATTACAGTTGATGCAAATACACTGCTTAAGTTTGTTGGTTCAGTAGACCCAGCAGACACATTTGTAGTTGCAGAAAATGTGACATTTTATGATGACGGCACAAGATATACTTATGCTGATGAAGATAATACTTAATTATGAGTGATAACATAGACCAAAAATTAGATGACATTCTAAATATCGAATCTGATATTAAAAAAGAAACACAAGTAGTCAAACTTCCTACTCGACATGAGAATATGGAAACAGACTACAAGTATGCTAGAGAAAATCTTTATGACCTCGTTGAAAGAGGACAAGATGCAATAGACGGCATACTACAACTTTCCAAAGAAACTGAACATCCTCGTGCCTACGAAGTCGCAGGCCAATTAATTAAAACTGTCGGAGAAACAGCAGAAAAACTTATAGACTTGCAACAGAAGTTAAAAAAGTTAGAGGGTGAAGACCAAAAGATTGGACAACAACACAATCACTTGTATGTTGGTTCTACATCCGAGTTGCAGAAGTTTCTTAAAAAGAATGACAAAAAATAAAGATTACCTAAGATTTTTTAAAACAGCATATTGTTTCATGGATAAACAAAGAAATGAAGCATATGAAAGCTGGATATCTGAAAATGTTAAAGATAAAACAGTTATAGATTTAGGTGCAGGTTCAGGTATATTATGTTATCTTGCAGTTAAGTATGGTGCAAAGAAAGTATATGCATTAGAACGCAAAGGAAGACTCATTCATAGAATGAAAGAAATATTGGGTGATAGTGTAGAATATATACACGCAGATTTATTAGAAGTAGATGAATTACCAGAATGTGACATATATCTACATGAATGGTTAACATCTGAATTTTGGAATGAAAAAAGATTTTTAAGTAATTGGTTTGAAGAAAAAGATAAAGAAATGCAAGTTGGACATATATTAGATTTAGTAAGATATGCAACTTGGAATGGATTCATAGACAAATTATATCCAAATACAATAGAACTTTCTAATATAGATGGAGAATCACATTCAGTAGGATTCGTAGATATACACATAGATTCATACTCTAAATACTCCAAACAGTTTATAAAAGATTATTATAGTGATATAGAACAAGCAACTCACTATGAGAACACAATATTTAAGAAAGATGTTCTATGGAAAGGACATATTAAAGATTTGAAACATCAAGAAGTAGATAATTTTCTAGGTTGGGAGTTATCATTTGATGATAAACATGTATTATCAAATCATTTACCAATATCACATTGGGGTTTAAAACATGGTTCAAGCTAAAAACGAAGGTTACTTAGGTAACAATCTAATTAAAAGAGCAGGTGTAGAGACCAAATACACCGAAGAAGAGATAGCAGAATATCAAAGATGTTCCGAAGACCCTTGCCATTTTATAGAAAAGTATTGCCAAATCATATCTCTAGATGAAGGTTTAGTACCATTTACCTTGCGTGGTTATCAAGAGAAGTTAATCAATCACTTTAATGACCATCGATTTAGTGTTGTTTTGGCTGCTAGACAGAGTGGTAAATCAATCACTTCTTGTGGATATCTCTTATGGTATCTATTATTCACTCCAGAAGTCACTGTGGCGATTCTAGCGAACAAAGGAGCGATTGCAAGGGAAATGGTAGCAAGAATAGTAACCATGTTGGAAACCGTGCCATTCTTCTTACAACCAGGCGTAAAGATACTAAACAAAGGTAATATAGAGTTTGGTAATGATAGTAAATTAGTGGCGGCCGCAACATCTTCAAGTTCGATTCGTGGTATGTCAATTAACATGTTGTATCTTGATGAGTTTGCTTTCGTAGAAGATGCAGAAACATTCTATACTGCAACATATCCTGTGGTAACATCTGGTAAAGATTCAAAGGTTATTATTACATCTACTGCAAATGGTGTAGGTAATATGTTCCATAAGATATATGAAAGTGCTGTTCATGGTAATTCAGAATATGAAAGTTTTCTAATTAACTGGTGGGATGTTCCAGGACGAGATGAAGATTGGAAGAAACAGACCATTGCAAACACATCAGAAGCACAATTTGAACAAGAATATGGTAATAGTTTCTTAGGAACAGGTAATACTCTTATCAACGCAGACACCTTATTGGGTATGAGAGCGCTAGATGGAGAATGGAAAAAAGATGGTTTAACAGTATATGAAAGACCACAAGCAGGCCATAATTATGTCACAACAGTTGATGTATCACAAGGAAGAGGGTTCGATTTCTCTACTTTTAGTATATTTGATGTGACTAATAGACCATTTAAACAGGTTTGTACCTTTAGAGATAACATGGTTAGCCCTTTGCTGTTTCCGGATTTAATAAATAAGTATTGTAGTAGATACAATGAATCTTTAGTTATTATAGAAAATAACGCAGAAGGTTCGATGGTTGCTACACAATTACATTATGATATTGAGTATCCTAATGTTTTTGTCCAAGGAATGACAAAAGCAGAAGATATTGGTATCACAATGTCAAGAAAGATTAAAAGAGTTGGTTGTTCTACTCTAAAAGAACTTCTAGAAGAAAACAGACTCGTAGTAGTTGATAGACCCACAATAACAGAATTAATGACATTTGTTAATAAAGGTTCATCATTTGAGGCTGATAGAGGTTATCATGACGATATGGTCATGAATTGTGTTCTTTTCGCATGGTTTGTAACCACAGAATTTTTCACACACTTAACAGATACCGCTGTAAAAGACTTACTTTATGCAGAACAACAGAAAATGATAGAAGATGATTTACTACCAGCAGGGGTATTCGGAGAGCAAACTGCCGAAACATTTGTAGATTCAGAGGGAACTTTGTGGTCTGTGGATGGTGTAAAGTAGTTTGTTAGATAAATAAAATATATAAATAAAAGTGTAAACAACTTTTACAATGTAAAAATACATTAACAGGAGAAAAGTATGGCATTTCAAGTTTCACCAGGCGTTCAAGTCAGAGAGATTGACTTATCGAATGTTGTCCCAGCAGTATCCTCAACAAGAGGTGCTTTCGCTGGTTTATTCCAATGGGGTCCTGTTGATATAGTAAAAACAGTTTCAGACGGACAACAGTTGGTTGATGAATTTTTCGAACCAGTTAATACAGACGCTGGAGCCGAAGACTTCTATTCAGCAGAATCATTTTTGAAATATGGTTCTTCTTTGAGTGTTGTAAGAATAGCAAACACAGGGTTATTCTCAGCAAACCAAAGCGGAAACGGCGCAACATTATTAAAACATTCTGATGATTATACAAATACTTTCAAGGCTGGTGGTCAAGCAGGTACAGTAGGAAAATGGATATCAAGATACGCAGGCGCTTTAGGAAACTCTCTTAAAGTTTCAGTTTGTGCATCTAGTGATGCTTACTTCAACGATAACGCTACACTCATTAATAATGGGGCAGGTTATGCAATAGGTTCTACATCAGTAGTAGTCGATGCAGGCGGAAGTTTCGTTGTTGGAGACATTATCAAATTCGCAAATCATAGTAATCACTATAAGATTACTGCAATTTCTACACACACCTTGACTATCGAAGCATTAAACCAACCCGCTGGCACAGGTCTAGTAACCGCTGTCGTTGATAACGAACAAGTTGACAGATATTGGGAACATTACGCATTGTTTGATAAAGCACCAGGAACATCTGCTCACGCAGCTCTGATTGGCGCAGTCAATGATGAAATACATGTTGTCGTAATAGATGAAGATGGTGCTATATCAGGAACTAAAGGTACAGTTCTTGAATCACATGGGTTTATGTCTAAAGCTTCAGACGCTCACGACAGTGTTGGAAACTCTAATTATTATAGAGATATAATCGAAAAGAATTCAAAATGGATTTATTGGTCAGGACACTCAACAGCAATGTTGGCAAGTGTTGCTGAACATAGAACCATGGCAACAGCAGTAGGTACTGCTTTTGGCGTTCCTGCATTACCCGAGTTATCATCATTAAGTGGTGGTGCTACTGGTCGTGCTAACCCAACAGTTTCACAAAAAACTGATGCATGGGATAAACATTTCGCAGATGGCGAGTTAATTAACATATCATTCCTAATCGTTGGGTCAACATCCAGTGATGCTGGGGGTGGTTCTGAATCTGCACAAGATACAGTTGCAAACCATAATAGTTTAGTCAACAGTGCAATTCAACTTGCAGAGGCAAGAAAAGATTGTATCGTAGTTGCATCACCAAGAAGAGCTTCAGTAGTGAATGTCGCTTCAGAGGCAACACAGGCAATTAATGTTAAGGCAGATTTCGCATCAGTGACTTCTAGTTCTTATGCAGTTCTAGATAGTGGTTGGGTATACCAATACGAAAGATACAATGACAAATACTGTTGGATTCCAGGTAATGGACACACCGCAGGCATCATGGCAAGAAGTGATTTACTTCAAGACCCATGGTATTCACCTGCTGGATTTTCAAGAGGGCAATACATGGGTATTACCAAACTTGCTTTTAATCCAAAACAGGCATCGAGAGATGACTTGTATCGTGCAAGAATTAACCCAATAGTCACATTCCCAGGACAGGGAACAGTTCTATTTGGCGATAAGACTGCATTAAGTTCACCTTCTGCATTTGATAGAATCAATGTAAGAAGATTATTCATCACATTAGAAAAGGCAATTTCAACTGCCGCTAAAGCTCAATTGTTTGAATTCAATGATTCATTCACAAGGGCACAATTTAGGGCTGCTGTTGAACCTTTCCTAAGAGATGTAAAAAACAGAAGAGGATTAGTAGATTTCTCAGTTGTTTGTGACGAAACAAACAATACAGATGCTGTTCAAGATAGAAACGAATTCGTTTGTTCAATATTCTTGAAACCTGCTAAATCAATTAACTACATAACATTGAACTTCGTTGCTTCTAGAAGTGGCGTTGACTTCGATGAAATTTACGGCGCAGTTTAAGGAGTATAGATAAATGGCAAGTATAGACCAATTTAAAGCACAATTACTCGGCGGAGGCCCAAGAGCCAATAGGTTCAGAGTCTTTATACCGAGGTCTGGTAATAAGATTGAATTCTTATGTCAGTCTGCACAAATCCCTGCTGCCCAAGTAGGTGTAGTTGAACAACAATTTCGTGGAAGTGTTCTGAAACTCGCAGGAGACAGAACATTTGAACCATGGAATGTGACAATTATTAATGATATAGAATTCTCATCAAGGTCTGCTTTAGAATCATGGCAGAGAGATATCCAAGAAATGGATAGTGGTGAGGGTATGACATCATTAGACTACTTAGTTGACAGAGCATTTGTCGAACAATTAAATAAAGACGACTCAGTTCTTGCGAGATACGAATTTTTCAACATGTTTCCAACCTCAATAGGTGCTATTGACTTATCTTATGAAACAGTCGATGCATTGGAGACATTTGATGTTGAATTCCAGTATTCTCATTGGGAAAGAGTCCTTTAATTTAGTGAATAATACCTCTTTTGAGGTGTTATAAATATTATTATGGAAATTTTTGGGTTTGAAATATCTCGTAAAAAAGACGAGTTAAGAGTAAAAGATGTGCAAAAGAAGTCACAAGCTTCTTTTGTCGCACCTGTTGAAGATGATGGAACTCCCATTATTCAACAATCACCAGGTGGTTTCATATCAGGCGGAGCGTATGGTTCCTATGTTGATATGGAAGGCGGTATCAAGAATGAGGTCGCACTTATTCAAAGATACCGTGAAACATCTCTGGTTCCAGAATGTGATATTGC